CTTTCAGCAGCAATCACTTTTAAGGTCGCATTCGTACCCAAATGGGTGACTGTTTTAGTGTGCTCAGACACATTGAACATTTCCTGAAGCTCAGGATCAGCTCGAATGAAGTCTCGAATTGGATTAAAACTATTGTCCGCGACCTCTTTTGTGGGAGCCAACAGAATAAGCTCAGCCGACATACGATCATTTAAGATCAGGGCCACCATCATGATTCCAGCTGCAATCGTTGACTTGGTGTTTTTCTTGGAAATCAGCAGGAAGAACTCGCGGATTAAACGCTTCTTCTGTTCTGGATCATAAGCACCGAAGATGGCACGTACAAATTCAATCACCCAATCAAGTGTGACCTCGCCCATTTTTGGGCTACCCATCACATCGACCAGGATTAATTCTTTAAAAATCCGCTCTGCTACATCAGCCACTTCTGGAAAAAGTGGTTCACAAGGCATGAGTGACTTTTTAGCGACAATACGTTCCTCCCAGTCTGGGCAGGATGTTGTCCATTCTGGGAGCATTGCTGACATAAATTTAACTCATTAAAAAACCGCCTCGATGGGCGGCTCTTAAAGTGGTTTTAATTCGATATTTATTCTGGCTTGATATTCGTAGTTGGTGGCATCTTCATCTAAGCACCATTCAACACTTAGCACCTCATATCGCTCGTCTTTAAATACGCAGCGACTTGCAACTTGTGGAACCTGAGTGAGGATCCGTCGCGCAAATTGATGTGTCTGACCATCAATAAAAAAGTTAACTGCAAACTTATCTGGATATAACATTCTAACTTCTCAACTGTGAACCCAATGTTCCAAACTTCCCGCCTTGAGTGGCTTTTTTAGCTTCATCGGCTTTGGTTTCTTTCTTGCCTTTTTCAGCGACCTTACCGTGAAAATATGGAAGGGCTGCTTTTGCTGCATCCATTCGCAATTTCATATCTTCAACCGGATTAGTCCAAATCTCTTCTAAAAATTTGAGCGGGTCAGCACAACTGCCAGCAGTTTCAATGTCTTTTTTGGTGATGATTGGTCGTGGTTCTGGCTTGGCATCAGCTTTAACTTCGGTGTTAATCTTAAGCCTTTCAATGTGTTCAATCACATCAGGGTCTTTGGCTAATCTTGATCCAGCTTGTGACGCTGATTCAGGACTATACCCCGCGAAAATAGCGGCTTGCTTGTTATCTGCACCATCATGTTTAGATTGGGCAAATGCCTTCTTTTTTGCTGTTAAAGCCATGTGCCCTCCTTTAACATATTTGTGAAATGGGAAATTTTTTTATAAGTGAGATGGTGGGCGGTGTCCGTAATTTTTTGATTTTTAAGAAACACCTTCCCCCCCCCATGGGTTATTCAGATAAAACAAATACTACTTTAGCTTTATTAGGCTTATTCATTTGATCATCAGAACAATTTAAGTTTCGTTCTAGATATAAGTCTCGAGACGCGACCATGACATCATGACCATACTCAGCTTTTAACGCCTTCTCAATTACACTAAGTACATGGGACTTACCTGTAGCAGTCTCACCCTTAACACTAATTTGAATTGTTTTAATATCCATAGCTAACCTCATGGTTTTCTTGGTGGTTTTGAAATATCTGATTTGCTTTTAGTTGTGTTGCTGCATGGCATATATCCACCATGCTTACTTGTATAGGAGCAGCCATAGCAAGCACATTTCGGCTTTGTAAGTTTTAGATAGAAATCTCTCATTGCCTACTCTCCTTCAACGTCTTTTCTTTATGACAAGGCGCACACAGGCTTTGTAGATTACTCTCATCATCCGTACCACCTTGAGCCACATTAACGATATGGTCCAGCTCAAGCTCCATGGTCACACGACCACATGAACAGCAGGTCCATTCATCGCGTGTATGGATCTTCTGCTTGAGTCTGCGCCATGGTCTGCCGCCACGACCTTGACCCCAATTGTTCTTAGGTGGTCTCGGTGCCTTCGGTGTCATCGCCTGTAGTTTGTTTTGCAGTCTGGGTAACTTCATAACCATCAATCCAAATAAGGCGACTTAGGTTGTTCATCCTCACCACCTTCCAACTGAATCAATAGCTCATTGATCTGAGCATTTTGTTCATTGTTGATCTGGATGACTTGGGCCACTTGGTTTATTAACTGGTTGTTCTGCTCGATTAGCTTTAGAAGTAAGTCGTTCGATACACAACCGCATTCTTTCTCTTGATCGTTCATATTGTTCTTTCATCCATTTACGTCTTGCTTCACAGCCCTGGCATGTCATGAGTTATTCCTCAAGATGTTGCTCGACCAACTCGTCAATCTCTTGAGCACGTTCAAGCAATGCTTCTTTTGTGTCAGCAGGAATGCGTGGATCGAACTGCATGCCGCGCATAAAATTTGCAACTGATTCAAGTTGCTCTAATAATTCTTCATTACTCATTGATTCATCTCCATCACATATTTAAGATCATCTGGACAAGTCAGCTTCACACCATCTTTCAAGCACCACATTTCAATATCAGTTAAGAATTCAGCCATCTGCTTTGTTGTGGCTTCCGTGATGCTCATTCGATTTGATACAAACTGTCTCAGTGGCTCATAACCCGAACTACCAGACTCTTTAAGCTCTCGCATTACCTTAAACGTCTCTGGATACTCACCAACATTGTCACGGTTATAAATAATCGAAAGGTATTTGTATTTAAAGAATGCAGACGCTTCCTCTTTGTCTAAACCGCGCTGCTTTCCATACTCAGTCATCCATAGCCAATACAATCTTCTTTGTGCACTAGATAATGTTTCCTGCTTCTGATCTATACGAACAACCAGAGGCTTGCCATCACTCAAAGCATCTGCATGATGTCTGTGCATATACGCAATAGCACGACCTACTTCTTCAAATGACTTGATAACAAAGCATGCAGGTTCGAGTTTTGAAGCAGGGTTTTTCATTTATCACCCCAATAAAAAACCACCCGAAGGTGGCTTAGTTTAAGTTCAATTAATTATTCAATTTCGATAATTTCTATATTCACTCGGACATCATCACGAGAAGAATAATCTAATTCATCAAGACAAAATACGCGACGCTCAACTCTAAAAAAAGAGTCGCCACCATCTGCGTTCTTTAATCTAATTTCATCTCCCACTAATGGAATATGCTGAAATGTTTTGTTTATTAAAAGCTTATTATTTAATATGTAATGAACTTTATACATCACTTATTCCAAAAAAGTTATATGCAATAATTATATCATAACCACATGATTTGATTAAAAAACATTTTTAGAATTTGCGTCTAAATTCATCATCAACTCAGTTTTAACCAACCACTTCTCAAACATGGCTTCACTTTCTGCACGATTACCAAGTTCAAACCGATCAAACGCAGCATGACATATTGCACATAAGGGAATTACAAAGGCATCACTAGCCTTGATTCCTCTACCCTTGCCATGCTTGGCTGAATTACTGTGAGCCGCTTGACTGTTTGGATTGCCACACCGAACACATGGCAGCTTTCTAATTTCAGCGAGTATTTTTGGGCTTCTCATGAAGTAATTCTTCTATGCTTGCAATCTGTCTGCCAATCTTTCTTAACTCACCAATACAGTCTTGTCTGAATGCATGGCTCGAAAATAGATGGTTGTAATTCATTAACCGCGCTTGGTTTGCTTTAAGTATTTCTAAGTTTTTAGATGCTTCGACACGATCAACCATGACCACCACCAATAAGAAAAGAAAACCCCACTCAAGTCTCCAGAATTGAGCAGGGTCTTATGTGCCGTAATACGTTCGGCAAATGCCACCGAAGTGGCGAGGGTCTTAAACTTCTTTCAAACAATCACGACACACCTTGATTTCTTCATCGTCAATCGTGTAGTCGATCTCAGTCGCACCATGCAGGCCGAACAAGCAGAATATGAATTGGAGCATGTGGATCTCCTGAATTGGGTGGCGGCATTAAAATTTAAACCACTACGAATAAAGTTAAGCCGCCATAAAAAAAGCCCACCTTTCGATGAGCTTTCTATCAGTAGTGCGACCTACTTACACTTCGCACCACTATAACACGAATTTAACAGACGCCTTGATCAAGGTCAAATACTATTCACTTTTCGTATGCAATAAATCCATATCGGCAATGCAATGCCGCCAGACCGCATTTCACATCAAACTTTGCATCAACACCAGTACGGTTTTCATTGCACATCTGCGACCACGAATTCCCGTAAAAATATCGACAGATAATCGCATCCATCCATTCATCCATGATTTCACTTTGGCCCTGCATATCTAAAATTAAACGCTGTACTGCTCGCGCTTCATTGTCATCAATCAAGCAAGTAATGTTGCTTCGTGTGAGCTTTGGCTTTTCGCTATCAAGAAAGTGAGCTGCAATAACCTCCCTTTTTTGGTCCTCAGTAAGTTTCGCAATCTTCTGCTTAACAACCGCCTGATCCATAGCAACAGCAATCGGATTGACGCTATTACCACACACACCAGACACGCTATTCATCCATGCGCCAAACTGATAAAGCCATTCTTCAAGTGAGTGCTTCGACCAGTCTACCGCCTGCATAATATTTTGAACCTTCACCATCGCATTCATCCCTATTCCCCTAAATTTCTTTAATCTCTAAACCGTGTACTGATTTCATCAAGTGCTTCTTCAAACGGTAAACTGGCAGGCTTCTGGTCATCTTGCTTTTGACATCCTCGACAACCAGTTGCCCCTTTTCCTGATATACAAAATCTGCGACATACTTCACTGCTGGCTTGCGTCTTGGCTCATTTTCAAACTTAACCGACTCAGCCAAAATGAAAGCCTTTTGTAGCTCTAAGCTTTTGATTTCCCCTGCACGCTCTAACAGTGACAAATCCCGATAGCGCCTTGCTTCTTTCTGACTATCGAAAGTGATGCCGTTAAGCACCACCTTCTTGTTTTTGTATTTAGTCATTGGCACCTCGCACCACTTCACACGCTCTTTCTGCCAAAGTTGCATATCCAGCAATGTCACGATAATTATCAAAGTATTGCGGGTCGCCATTCACAGCTCTGGCAATCTTATTGCAAATCATAAAGAGACTGGTTTTCTGCTCTGCGTTTAAATGCTCGTAGTTTGCGCCACATTCAACGATAGACATTAGCTGTTGAGTTGTACCCGCCACATCGGAATAATTGCCATAACGAGCGCCAC